CCTCAAGGTACAACTGGACAATCTGCAATCCTTAGTATCGCTGCTGTATCTACAACTCTTACGCCAACCAATAACGTAATTACTATTGCTAACGGAGCTGGAACTGGAAATACAGTAACTATTAATAGTGTCACTGCTAGTTCAATTCCTCAAGGATTTGGATTGTTAGTTGAATCTACTTCAACATTACATACATATAAATTCCATAGATTAGTTCCTAAAGCTATGGACGTTAATACTGTTGCAACCAATATCACAAATATTGTGGCAGCCGGTGCAAACGTAGTTGACATAAATAACTTTGCAGACCTTTACCAAATTTCAAATAATGCCCCAACTCAAAGAGCTGATGGAAGTGCTCTTCAAGATGGTGATTTATGGTTTGATAATTCCAATGACAATTTACGGGTATATGACGGGACTAATTGGGCTATCATCACCCCTACACAGAGTGTTCTTGATAATATTGCTGTTGTCTCAGGTGCGATTACTTATTCCGAAGACCTCGGATTAATAACTGATGCTGTAGCTACAGGTACTTCTAATGGTTCATTAGACATAGTTGCAGATGCTTTAGAAGACGAAAAAACATTTACTGTTACAGCAGCTTCAGGCAAATTTATTATTGATGGTGTAGATAAACCAGCTCTTACATTACACAAAGGTTGGACATATACATTTGATGTAAGTGATGCCTCTAACGCAGCCCATCCATTACGATTCTATGCTGGTAGTTCTCAGTACTCTACTAACGTAACTGTTACTGGTACTCAGGGACAAGCTGGTGCAAAAGTACAGATTGTTATACCAGAATCACAACCAACTAATTTCCAATATTATTGTACAAATCACAGTGGTATGGGTAATACCATAACTGTGGTAGAAGATCCAATTAAAGCTGTAGCTGATATTGCCTCTAGTGTTGTTACTGTTGGTGGTATAGCTGGCAACGTAACTACAGTTGCAAACAACATATCTAATGTTAATGCTGCGGTTACAAACCAAGCCAATATTAATGCTGCTGTAAATAACGCAACTAATATTAACGCTGCTGTAAGTAACGCCGCTAACATAACTGCCGTTGCTAACAATGAAACAAATATCAACGCAGTTAAAAATAATTCAACCAACATTAACGCAGCAGTTTCTAACGCTTCTAATATCAATGCTGCTGTTAGTAATGCTACAAACATTAACTCAGTAGTAACTAACGCAACTAATATCAATACCGTTGCAGGAGCTATTTCAAACGTTAATGCAGTTGGAAATAATATATCTAATGTAAATAGCGTTCATAATAATGCTACAAATATCAACTCAGCAGTTTCTAACGCGACAAATATAAACACAGTTTCTGGTTCTATAGCTGACGTTAACAGATATGCAAATGAATACAAAATTTCTAGTTCTGCACCATCAAGTCCTAGTGCTGGAGATTTATGGTTTGACACAGTTAATGCAACTTTAAAAAACTACAACGGAGCTGCATGGTTAGGAATTACATCTAACTCTGGTATCCAAAACGTAGTTGACGATACTTCACCTGAACTAGCGGCTGCATTGGATTGCAATAACTTCAACCTTACAGAAGTAGCAACTATAAGCGGAAACAATTTACAACTCGACTTCGGTACAATTTAAATGGCAAAATTATTAAAACTTAGACGTGGCTCGACTACTCAGCACAACACATTTACAGGTGCCGAAGGCGAAGTCACAATAGACACAACAAAAGACACAGCCGTCGTACATGACGGTCAACAAGCTGGTGGTAGACCACTAGCAAGAGAAGATATGTCTAACGTATCTTCAGCTTCCATTGCTGGAAGATTAGGAACAGATTCAATATCAGTAGATAAAATTGCTGCTGGTACATTACCTAATGACGTAAAGGTAAATAGTAATAATATTATTAACCAAGAAGTAAAAAACGAAGACGTTAGCAATTCTGCTGCAATAGCTGGAACTAAGATATCTCCTAACTTTGGAAGTCAAGCAATACAAACTACTGGCGGATGTGATACAGGAAACCTTACTGTTACAGGTCAAATAGTTGCTAAAAAATCACAAGAACCACAGATAGTATTACAAGATTCTGATTCTGGTAATACAGGAACTGCTGCTGAAACAGGCATATCTTTTAGAGATGGCGGTGGAACTCAGCAAAGTATGGTTGGTCATCATAATAGTGGTGACAAAGACTTTTATCTAGATACTGCTGGTGCTGACCATAGAATTAATTTTAGAGTTGGTGGTACTACAACGCAATTAGAAATAGAAAGTGGTGCAGTTAATGTAACAGGAAACGCGACAGTAGGAGGCAACAGCGTATTTAATGGAACGGGAGTAAACTCTCTTGAAATAAACGGAACCGGTGGTCACGAATTATATTCATATCACGATAGTGGTGGTACTGGTTGGGCTACTGGATCTGGTAGTAATTATGGTGAATTACTTTATTTAAACGAAAGTGGAAGTGGAATCCATCTTTATGCTGGTGGTACTGAAAGATTAAGGGTTGATTCAAATGGAACTCTTCTTAATGGACCATTAGTTGGTGATAAAGCTGAATTTTACGATGATGGTACATCTAGCCCTACTGTAAAAATTGCGACTGATGACCAATCTCCTTGGGCAATCCAGATTAAAAATGATACTTATTGGAACAGTGACTACAATGGTTGGAGATGTTATCAAGATAACGCTGGAAATTTCTATCAAACGGTAACAGGTAACGGAGCATTTATTAATCACTATTTTCAAACCATAAATGGTGGTACAACTAACAACTGTCTTCGATTTGATACTAGCAGGGCTGTTCATCTTTACCATCAAAATGCAACTAGATTATCTACAACAAGTGGTGGCGTTGATGTCACAGGAAGCATCTCAGTTACAGGAACAGTTGACGGTAGAGACGTAAGTGCTGACGGTAGTAAATTAGATGGTATTGAATCTGGAGCGACTGCTGACCAGTCAGCTAGTGAAATAGCTAATGCTCTTAAAGGTCAAACAATAGGAAATAGCTCTGATGGAGTTCACGATCTTTATAGCGACGATTGGTTTAGAAATAATAATGCTAATGAAGGACTGTATAACCAATCTACTGCTCAACATTGGTATTCAGAAGATGCAGTTTATTGGACTGTTGCTGGTGGTACTAACAATGGTATCAAATTTAGAAATGGTCATGGAGGAGCTACAAGAGGAGCTGTATATGCTAACAGTTCTAATCAAATTGGTTTCTTAACTAGCTCTTTGAACTGGGGATTAAAAGTTGATTCTAGTGGTAATACTGAATTATCTGGGTATTTGCACGTCAATAGTGGTGATAATTCTTCTGATATCTACATGAACGATAGCGATGAAACTACTAGAAGAATACACTGTAACTCTAATAGAATTGGTTTCCTAAGAAGTAATAACAACTGGGCTTTCTATGCTGATAACGATGGTAACGTAACTGCTGCTAATAACGTAACAGCTTATTCTGACGCAAGACTTAAGACAAACGTTAATACTATTAATGATGCTTTAAGTATTGTTGGTAAATTACGTGGTGTAAGTTTTGATTGGAAAGCAGATGGTAAACATTCTATTGGTGTTATTGCACAAGAAGTAGAAGAAGTATTACCAGAATTAGTTACTACTAGCGAAGGTGTTAACCCTGCTACACAAGAAATAGAAGAAATAAAATCAGTTGACTACGGAAAAATGGTAGGCGTACTTATAAACGCAATAAACGAATTAAAAGCAGAAATAGAAGAATTAAAAGGAGGTAAGTAATGGCTTTACAAACTTCAGGTGCTATTTCTTTAAATGACGTTGCTGGAGAGTTTGGTGGTTCTGCACCTCACTCTCTTAATGAATACTACGGAGTTGCAACAGGAGTTCCCGGTTCTGGCACTATAAGTCTTAGTAACTTTTATGGTACAGCTAATGCTTACACTATTGAATATTTAGTTGTAGCTGGCGGAGGAGCTGGAGTAGGTTCTGGTTGGTCACATATCCATTGCGGCGGAGGCGGCGGTGGCGGTATGCGTACAGGTTCAACTTCTATTGTTGCTGGTACTTCTGTATCAGTAGGAGTAGGTGGAGGCGGAAGTTCTGGAGGCTACGTACACCCTTGTTATGCTGGTAGAGGTGGAGCTGGTAGTGGCTCTAATTTTGGTAACTACTCATCATGTACAGGTGGTGGTGGCGGAGGTCAATATGAAAACGGAGGTTCCGGAGGTTCCGGAGGTGGAGCTGGAGGCGGCTCCTGTTACGGAAACTATAACAAAAGTGGAGGTGGCGGTATAAGTGCAGAAGGAAACGGCGGCGGTAACGCATCTGGCGGTG